TTCAATATAGCGATCCATCTCATAATGATCCAATCATTGCACAAGTAATTGGTACTGGAAGCACTTCAATTTCTATAAGTGGAGTAAATGGTGTTAGTGGCATTGCCTCTGGAGCGTTACCATCAACAGTATTAAATGTCACGGATTTTAAAGTATTAACAACAAGACTACAAAATTCTGAGGACAATACTCTTTACACTGTTTTACCAAAGAGAAATATTTCAAATGTAGATCTTACTGATGCAAATATTATCATAAGAAAGACTTACACTGTAAACATTGCAAGTAATAGATTGTCTTCTTCTATTACCGCAGATACAAATGAATCTTTCTTACCATTTGATGAGGAAAGGTATACTTTAATAAGATCAAATGGTCAAACTGAAGTATTAACTTCTGATAAATTCTCATTCACAAATGCATTTAAAGAACTACAAATCTATAATCTAGGTGCAAATGACACCGGATCTACTCTTATTGCAACTTTAAGGAAAGTTAAACCAAAAGCAAAGGTAAAGATAAAAAATAGAGTTAATTCCATTATTGTTGACAAATCTTCTGTTTCCTCGTCTGGAATTGGAAGCACAACACTCAATGATGGACTTTCTTATGGAAATTATCCATACGGAACAAGAGTTCAGGATGAAACAATTTCCTTAAACAATGCAGATATAATTGGAGTTCTTGGAATATTTGAATCACCAAAAGCAGGTGTTGAACCATCAGCTCCAACTGCAATTTTATCAACTATAAGTGGACCAAGCAGCAAAACAAGCGATTTGATCATAGGAGAAAGATTTGTTGGGCAAACAACAGGTGCTGTTGCAATTGTTGCTGAAAGAATTAACGATACTCAAATCTCATATATTTCGGAAAATCAAATTCAATTCAGAGAAGGGGAGAGTGTTCGTTTCCAGGAATCAAATATCCAATCAGTAATCTCAACACTACAAAGCATTAGTCCAAATATTTCAGGAAACTATACGTACACCAATGGACAAACTGGAACACATTATGATTATGGAACTTTAATTAGAAAATCTGGTGCAGCTGCTCCATCAAGAAAAATAAAGGTTTATTTCTCTAATGGATACTATGAATCAACAGATGATGGAGATATTACAACTGCAAATTCATATAATACATTTAACTATTCTAGAGAAATTCAAACTGTTAATAATGTAAGAAATACGGACATTATTGATATTAGACCAAAAGTTAGTGAATATTCAGTTTCCATTGGATCAAGATCTCCTCTTGAATTTTTTGGAAGAGTGTTTAGTGGTACGGGTAATAGTGCGGCAAATATACTTGCTGCAGATGAAACAATATTGACGGATTTCTCTTTCTATCTGGGAAGAATTGATAGAATTTTCTTATCAAAAGACGGAAAGTTCCAAATTAAGTTTGGAACCCCATCAGAAAAACCAGAAAGACCAGTTGCTGTTGATGATTCTATCGAAATAGCTTCTGCTTATCTGCCACCATATTTGTATAGTGTAAAGGATGTTAGTTTAGAGTTTCTTCAGTATAAGAGATATCAAATGAAAGATATCCGACAACTGGAGAATAGAATTAAAAATCTTGAGTATTATACTGCACTTTCTCTTCTAGAAACTGATACTTCAAATCTCTTTATTGCAGATTCTCAAGGACTAAACAGATTTAAGTCTGGATTCTTTGTAGATAATTTTTCATCTCTGATCCCACAAGAAGAAAGAATTGAATTTAAAAATAGTATTGATCTAAAGAATAAAGAACTAAGACCACAACACTATACAACATCAATTGATCTACAACCATATTCTTCAATAACTCTTGGAGAAGACTCTTCAATCGTAAGACCTGATGGTATTAACATCAGAAGAAATGAAGACATTGTTACACTTGATTATGGAGAAACAGAGTGGTTAAGACAGTCTTTTGCAACTAAGAGCGAGAGTGTAACTCCTTTCCTAATTAGTTTTTGGCAGGGAACTATTGAACTAACTCCATCTTCTGATACTTGGATTGATACGGTAAGACTTGATGCAAGGATCATTAATACAGAAGGAAACTTTGCAGAAACAATGGCTCTTGCATCAAGAACCTTGAATGTTGATCCACAGACTGGTTTTGCACCTACTCTCTGGGGATCTTGGGAAACTATTTGGACTGGTCAAGAGATTATTGAAAACACTAGAGAAAGAACCATTACAACAGGTGGAAATTGGAGAGGTAGTACTGGTGGTGGATTAATTCCAATCTTTGAAACTGTTACTAATACTACAGTAAGAGAAGGTTTAAGAGAAGTTAGAGATACTGGAGTAAGCACCAGAAGTGGAAATAGAACTATCGTTGTTGAGCAAATTGATACAAGTTCTGTAGGTGACAGAGTTGTAAGTAGAGATCTCATTCCATTTATGAGATCTAGAAATATTACTTTTAATGCAAAGAGACTTAAGCCATCCACACAAATATATGCCTTCTTCGACGGAAGAGATGTAACTTCTTTCTGTGTTCCAAAACTTCTAGAAATCTCAATGATCTCCGGAACTTTCCAAGTTGGAGAGACGGTTATTGGAACTACAAGAGTAATTGGTTTGGGAGAAATTCAACCAGGATCTCCAAATATAACTTTCCGAGTTGCTCAGTCAAATCATAGAGAGGGTCCTTATTATGCGCCAACAATAACATATCCAACAAATCCATATGACAATAGTTTCATTCAAAGTTCTTACTCATCAACGTCATCAATTCTAAACATTGATCTATATTCACTTTCAAATCAACCGGAAGGAGAATTTGGTGGTTGGGTAAGTCCAGGAATGATTCTTGTTGGGCAAACTAGTGGGGCATTAGCTACTGTTTCTAACTTAAGATTAGTAACAGATATTGCAGCAAATCTACAGGGAAGTTTCTATATTCCAAACCCAAATATAGTAGGATTCCCAAGATTTGAGGCAGGATCTAAGTCCCTGAGACTAATCAATAACACATCAAACAACATTGACACGGCAACTACAGTAGCAGAAGAAGGATTCTCGTCTCAAGGAAATCTTGAGACGGTTCAAGAAAATATTATTTCAGTAAGAAATGCCAGAATTGAAAATCAGACACTAACAGAATCTGAAGCAGCATTTAGAACAACCGGAACAACAGTTGTGTCTACTGAGGTTCTTTCCTCCAGTAGTTCTAGACAACTCGTAGGTTATTACGATCCTCTTGCACAATCATTCTTCGTTGATGATGAAACTGGTATTTTCTTAACAAGATGTGACGTATACTTTAGATCTGTTGATGATATGGATATTCCTGTCACTCTTCAGATTAGAACTGTTGAACTAGGAACACCAACCCAAAAGGTTCTTCCATTCTCAGAAGTAGTTAAAGATCCAATAGAAATTAATACATCTGGCGATGGATCAGTAGCAACTTCTTTCGTATTCAGTGCTCCAGTTTATCTTGAGGGTGGTAAAGAGTATGCAATAACATTACTTTCCAACTCAGCAAAATATTCCGTTTATATTGCAAGAATTGGTGAAAATGATCTGATCACCCAAGAATATATTTCAAACCCACCATATTTGGGATCTCTATTTAAATCTCAGAATGCATCTACTTGGGATGCAAGTCAGTGGGAAGATCTTAAGTTTACTCTTTACAGAGCAGACTTTATTGATAGTGGAACAGTAGAGTATTACAATCCAACTTTAACTGAAGGTAATGGACAAGTTCCATATCTGACTCCAAATCCATTGGTTATCAACTCCAGAAGAATCAGGGTTGGAATGGGGTCAACTTTAGTTGATTCTGATCTAAAGTTTGGAAATACAATTATTCAAGATAATACCAACGCATCAGGAAATTATGTAGGAAGTGCAGGAGCAGCATCTACAACCACTTTGAGAATTATTAATGCAGGTATTGGATACACTCCATCATTTGATATGGGTGGATCATATACTTATTCAAATGTTTCTTTAGAAACAATTACGGGAAGTGGTACAGGAGCTTTGGCAAATGTTACTATTACTGCAGGAGTTGCAGTTGCCGCAACTATTTCAAATGGTGGTAGAGGATATCAAGTTGGTGATGTTGTGGGAGTTACTTCCCTAGGAACATTTGCAACAGGCATAAATGCAAGATTCTCTATAGTTTCTATTGCAAGCACAAATGAACTGATTCTCGATAATGTTCAGGGTGATTTCTTAGTTGGAGTTGGAAACACCGTCAAATTTGTTAATAGTCTTGGCGTAACAACTTCACTAAATTCTACAGTTGGTGGTGGAGTAACTATTGGAAATATCACTACAATTACGGATGGATTACATATCAAAGTAAACCACAAGAATCATGGAATGTATTTTGAAGAGAACTTTGTTACTATTGATGGAGTAGTACCAGATGTAATTCCAACGAAACTGACAGCACCTTACAATTCAGATTCAACAGGAAATATTTCTGTTGAAAGTATTGCTGACTTTGGAACCTTTGAAGGAGTTGGAGTTGGTACTACAAACTCGGGATGGTTGTTAGTTGGTGATGAATTGATCAAATATTCATCAGTTGGTAGTGGTCAAATCACTTCTATCGTAAGAGGACTAAATCCAAAGAATCACCCAACAGGAACCCCAGTATTCAAATATGAACTTGGTGGAGTCTCTCTACTTAGAATTAATAGAACACATGATCTAAGAAATGTGACTATCTCAGATCCTATTACTTTTGACTCATATAATGTTAAATTGGATATGACTCAATCCCCAGTACCAGGAAACTTTGCTGAAATTGTTCCAGATCCATCACTACCTGATAGATCTGTTGGAACTATCTTCCCTAAACTTTATTTAAATCAAACAAAATCAACTGGAGGAACAAATATAACTGCAACTCAGAATATTCCATATGAAATAATCACTCCTATGATTCATAATGTTACTGTTCGTGGAACTTCTCTCAGTGGACAAATAAGAACTGTCTCTGGAAAGAGTATTAGTGGAAATGAAATCCCATACACAGATCAGGGATTTGAAAGTATTTCTCTAAATCAAACAAATTATCTAAGTAGTTCCAGACTCATACCATCTGCAGTCAATGCTTCCGCTTACTTAGGATCTCTTCCAAATAATAAATCATTTAATATGAGATTACTAATGAATACTACGGATTCTAGAGTAAGTCCAATAATTGACATTCAAAGATCAAATATTATTCTAACATCCAATAGAGTAAATAGTGTGATCACAAACTATGCTGAGGATAGTAGAGTTAATAGTATTTTTGATGACCCAACTGCTTTCCAATATATTTCCAAAGAAAACGTATTGGAAACTCCAGCGTCATCATTGCAAATAATTTTAGATGCTTATGTGAATACATTTGCCGACATTCGCGCTTTCTATTCAATAGACAATAATGAAAACTCCAGTCCGATATTCATCCCATTCCCAGGATGGGATAATATCAATAATCTTGGTCAGGTTATAAACTCATCTAATAATAGTGGACGTTCTGATGTTTATATTGCACCGACTTCTAAACTTGGATTTAGTTCAACTGATTTGACCTTTAAAGAGTATAAGTTTACTATTGATAATCTTCCAGATTTTAGATCTTATAGAATTAAAATTGTTATGACTTCAACTAATCAAACATATCCACCAAGATTTAAGAATCTGAGAGTTATAGCACTCGCTTGATATGAACTATTCAAAAATAGAAGGTCACTCTTATCTGAAGAGGGACCTTAAAACAAATTCTATTGTAAACACAAACATGTCGGAATATAAGGAGTATGTATCCAGAAGGAAACTTAAAGGTGAAGAGAATGAAAAAATACAGAACTTAGAGGAAGAAGTTGCTAGTATTAAAGGTGACCTAGACGAAATAAAGAGCCTCTTAAAGGAGATTATACATGGATCCAGATAGTATAGGTTTAGAAAACTTGAGTAAGAGTTTTGAATACTTTAAATATTCAAGTGAAATAGATAGTATTAATGACGTTTCTGAATTGAGAAATATTGCAAAATGTTACTATAAACTTTATTTGAAACAACAAGAAGTAATTTCAAATCTAGGAGTTTTAAATGGCAAGTAAAAAAGTAACTTTTGATCCAGATTCGGGTACTTCTTATGCGGTAAATCTAGTCATCAATACTGGAGCAACTTTTAAAACAAACTTTAATGTTGTAAATACTTCCAACTCTCCATTTAACTTTGATGGATGGACAGGATCCTCGCAAATGGCTAAGAGTGTTTCTATAGGATCTACATCTTATGCAGTTGCAACTTTTAACGTAGGATTTACTAGTGCAATTGGTGGAAAGTTTAGTATATCATTAGATTCAACAAATACTCGGAATTTATCTGAAGGAAGATATGTATATGATGTTTTGGTAAGTTCTGGATCAACAGTTTATAGAATTGTTGAAGGAAATATATTAGTAAAACCTGGAATATCTTCAGCACCATAAATATTTCAAGAGGTACTAATAATGGCGCAACCATCAACTAGACAAGAGTTAATAAACTATTGCAAAAGAAAACTGGGAGCGCCAGTTTTGGAAATAAATGTTGCCGATGAGCAAATAGAAGATTTGGTAGATGACGCCATACAGTTTTTTCAAGAAAGGCATTTTGATGGCGTATATCCAACTTTCTTCAAATATAGAATAACACAGAATGATATAGATAGGGGAAGATCTAGGGGAGGAAATAGTCCTGTAGGAATAGTTACAACAACCGCTACAACAAATATTGTTGGAACTGCTACAACATTTACTTTTGAAGAGAATAGTAATTATTTACAAGTTCCACCTTCTATTATTGGAGTTAATAAGATCTTTCGTTTTGATGGAGCAAACACTATAACAAATAATATGTTTAGTGTAAAATATCAATTATTTTTAAATGATATTTATTATTGGGGATCAACAGAACTCTTATCATATGCAATGGTAAAAACTTATTTGGAAGATCTTGACTTTTTATTAAATACGCAAAAGCAAATCAGATTTAATAAAAGACAGGATAGATTATATCTTGATATTGATTGGTCTTCTGTAAGGGTAGGAGAGTATATAATTATTGACTGTTACTCAACTCTAGACCCAAATGATTATGGTAGAGTTTGGAATGATTCCTTTATCAAACAATATTTGACATCATTAATAAAAAGGCAATGGGGACAAAATTTAATTAAGTTCCAAGGAGTTAAGTTGCCAGGTGGAGTTGAATTGAATGGCAGACAAATATATGATGATGCCCAAAAAGAAATTGACTTTTTGATGGAGAAGATGTCAAATACTTATGAACTACCACCACTAGACATGATCGGTTAGTAATATGCTCAATCCTTTCTTTCAGCAAGGTTCCAGATCTGAACAAAATTTAATTCAGGACTTGATCAATGAGCAATTGAGAATGTATGGTGTCGAGGTTTATTACTTACCAAGAAAATATATCACAGAAAAAACTGTACTGAGAGAAGTGATTGAGTCTGTGTTTGATGACGCATATCCATTAGAGGCATATGTTGAAAATTATGAAGGATATGCTGATAATACTACATTACTATCAAAATTTGGAATACAATCAACCCAAGAAATAAATTTAATCGTATCTAGGGAGAGATTTGAAACATACATATCTCCTCTGATAAAAAATGAGCAAAATATAAAACTTTCATCAAGACCAAAAGAAGGTGATTTAATTTATTTTCCATTAGGAGATAGATTGTTTGAAATAAAATTTGTTGAGCACGAAAAACCATTCTATCAACTACAAAAGAATTACGTTTACTTATTTAAATGTGAACTATTTCGTTATGAGGATGAAGTTATTGATACTGGAGTTGAAAGTATTGATGATATATTATCTGGAGGAAATGTAATTGGTGAAGATGGAGATGGGATATCAACAGTTCTTGGTCCAACTCAAACACTAACCTTGGTTGGTACAGGAAGAACTGCTACTGCTATAACAAATATAATTAATGGTGGAATAAGGTTTATTACTGTAAATAACAGGGGAGGCGGATATACAAGCACACCTAGAGTTGGAATATCATCTGCACCTATTGGAGGATCAACTGGAATAGCAACAGCTACTATGATAGGTGGAATCGTAGTCTGTACAGATAATGTTAATCCAACAGCACAATCAGTTCAAAGTGTTCAAATCATAAATCCAGGATTTGGTTACACAGTTGCACCTGGAGTAAGATTTATTGGAGGTGGCGGGTCTGGAGCAGCAGCTACAGCAACTATCGGTAATGGAGTAGTTGGAATCATAACAGTAACAGACGGTGGTTCTGGATACATTACTTCTCCATCCATCACCTTTACTGGACTGTCAACTGTTTCAGCTGCTGCTACCGCAATAGTAAGCGCAGCAGGTACAATAACTGCGATACATATAACAAATGCTGGATTGGGTTATACTACAATACCAATAATAACTATTGGATCTCCCTCACTATCTTCAACTGGAGATTTTGTATTTAATGAAATTGTAACTGGAGCAATTACCGGAACAACTGCAAGAGTAAGATCTTGGAATTCTTTGACAAATACTTTGGTAGTATCTTCAGTTGCTGGATCTTTCTCAGTTGGAGAAAATATTGTTGGACAAACATCAAATGCATCTCATCAATTGAGAATTATTAATTTTGATGCAATGGATAATGGATATTCTGATAATGCAGATATAGAAACTGAAGGAGATGTAATAATTGACTTTAGTGAAAGGAATCCATTTGGAATGCCATAAATAACTCTTATTATTGTTAGTATTATAACAAAGAGAGTATAAAAAATGTTTGAATACTTTTATAACGAGATTTTAAGAAGAACTGTAATTTCCTTTGGTACTCTTTTTAACAACATTTCGATTAAGCATACAAATTCTTCAGACGAAGTAGTTAGCGTTATAAAAGTCCCTCTCGCTTATGGACCTACTCAAAAGTTTCTTGCAAGATTAAATCAATCACCCGATTTAAATAAATCTACGGCAATAACTTTGCCTAGGATGTCTTTCGAGTTTACTGGTTTAACGTATGATCCTGGAAGAAAAGTAACCACAACTCAAACATTTACGGTAAAGGATCCAGAAAACGGAACAGAAACAAAAAAAGCATATTTACCTGTTCCTTATAATATGCAATTTGAACTTAGTATCATGGCTAAACTCAATGACGATGCACTGCAAATAGTAGAACAAATATTACCATATTTTCAACCATCTTATAATATTAGTGTAGAATTAGTTGAGACAATAAAAGAAAAGAGAGATATACCAATAGTTCTTGAAAACATAACGATGCAGGATGATTATGAGGGAGATTTTAATACTAGAAGAGTTCTTCTTTATACCCTAAGATTTACTGCAAAAACATATCTATTTGGACCCGTTACAACTGCGACAAAAGATATTATCAAAAAAGCAACTATCAATTATTCTGCATTGGGCACAAATGGAGAACCATCCGCGCTCACTTCAAGAGAAGTTGTATTCTCAGCAGAACCAAGAGCTATTAAAAACTATACTGGAACTGTTATTACAAACTTAGCAAAAGACATAACAACTGAAGATATTTTGATAACAGTAAATGATGCATCAACAATATCAGCAAAGACTTATCTAGATATTGAAGGTGAGGAAGTATATGTAAAATCAAAGAGTGGAAATGTTTTAACTGTTGAAAGAGGTAAAGATGGCACTACAGTTACTTCACACCTATCGGGAGCAGAGGTAAAATCAATCACTACTGCTGATAATGATCTAATAGAGCTAGGTGATGACTTTGGATTTACTGGTTGATTATGAAAATGACAAAGAATTTTGATGGTTTAGAAAGTGCTCTGAACGTAGAGACGGAAATAGTTGAGAGTAAGAAAAATTATGACTCTTCAGATAAGATAGAAAAATTATCTTCTTCAAGTGAAGATATAAAAAAAGATTATGAATATACTAGAGGAAATCTTTACAGTTTGATTGAAAAGGGTCAGGAAGCAATAAATGGAATCCTTGAGTTGGCACAAGAAAGTGAAATGCCAAGAGCATATGAAGTTGCTGGACAACTAATTAAAAATGTTGCTGATGCAACGGATAAATTAATGGATCTTCAAAAGAAGCTCAAAGAAGTTGAAGAGGAAAAACAAACAAAAGGTCCAACTAATGTAACTAATGCACTTTTTGTTGGTTCTACTGCAGAACTTGCTAAACTCTTAAAAAAAGAAACAAGTGAATTTGAAAAATAGACTGTTTTTTAAAAAAATAAATATATTTATAAAAACATGGGGAAAGAATAAGTGGCATTAAGGAAGCCTTCTGATTTTTTTGGTGAGAACAATAATAAATCTTCTGACTTTATTAAGGAAGAGATAGAATCTGCTGCCGTAAAAAATATTACAGAAGTTGAAGAACATTTCAATAATTTCAAGGATCAGTTCAAGAATATTAAAAATATAGAGGACTTTACTTTAACATTTGAATCTTTTAAGCAAAATGTAGAAAAGATTGATGTATTATCAGATGCTATTGATTTATTAAAGGAAGATATAGATTCTTTAGCATCTAAAGAGGATGTGGATAGTGCTATTATGGCACAACTTCTTTATGTTGAGAAAAATATTGAAAGTTTAAAGACTAATATAAAGTCACTAAACACAAAGACTTTAGTTAATATTAAAGAAGAATTCAAAGATCTTGAAGAATCTGTAAGTGAGTTTCTGAGTATTGATGTACCAAAGCATAAAAAATTAGTAAAAGAATCCGAATTAAGAGTAGATAAAAAATTACAAAATTTCAAAGATTATATAGAAAATAATTTTGATGAAATTGAGAGTGAAATAGAATCAAAGCTTCTAGATATATCAGAAAATTTACAGGGGATAAATCAAGAAAATTTAAATGAGGTATATCAAGAAGTATCTAATATCTCTAAGCAAGTAAATAATTTTATTGAAGTTGAAGTTCCTAAGTATAAGAAAAATATAATAGAATCTAAGTTAGAGTCTGAAACGAAGGTAAAAGATCTCGAAAGAATTTTAGATGAAAGTATAAACAATTTTTCAAATAATTTAATTTCTTTAGAAGAAAATAATAATTTAGCACTTCAAGGAATAAAAGAAGATTTCCTAGAATCTAAAAGCATATTAGACGATGTTTCTAAAACATATGAAAATCTATACAAAGATTTTAAAAATAGAGAGATAAGTGAAAACAGAAAATTGGAGTCTTTTTCCAAAGAAATAGACTCCTTGAGGAACAATATTTCAGAATACAAAAAAGAAAGTGATATTGAATCAGAAAAAATTTCTATAGGTTTAGAGAATAAGATTCAAAAAATAAGTGAAAGCATTGACAATAAAATTTTCGTGCTTGGAGAAAAAATCTCATCTAGCGAAAAAACTATAAAAGATCAAGATGCTAATATTGAGATATTAAAAGTTTCTCTTAAAAATCTGTCAAGCAAATTGAAAGAAGATTTTGTAAATGAATCTTTTAAGAAGATAGATAAAAAAATATCATATTTAGAAAAAGTATTAGAAAAATTTAATGAGAAAGAAATCCTTACAGAAAACATTATTGTAGAACCACCTTCCACTGATAATAAGGACCTTCTTACTCCCCTTGATCAAAACTTTGTAACACTAGACCAACTTCAACAGCATTATCGTCTCTTCATCAATCGTATTCAACAGCAACTTGCCACTATTGGTGGTGGTGGTGAAACACGTCTAGAATTTCTTGATGATGTTGATAGAGATAGTGCAAAGGTTAATGGTAGATTTTTAAAGTATGATGCTGCATCTGGTAAATGGATTGGTGCATTGGGTGGTGGAGGAGGTTCCCAAACACTCGATGATACATTAGGGATTGGAAATACTTCATCACTTGGAATGAGTGTTGGTATTTCTACTTTTAATAGTGTAGTGGTTGGTGGAGCAACGACAGCACTTGTAGTTAATGGTGATGCTAGAATTACTGGCATTTTAACAATAGGCACTGCATCATTAACTCTTGACGGGCAAAATAATTTAATCAAAATAGGCACTGGTATTACTTTAAGTGAAAGTGGTAGTGCAAATTATTCTGGTATAATCACGGCATCTAAATTTGTCGGTGATGGATCTTTACTAACCAATCTTCCTGGTGGTACTGGTGGTAATAGTGGATATGCAAATACTGCAGGAATTGCAACTTATGCTACATCAGCAGGAATTGCTACTTATGCAACCTCTAGTGGTATTGCAACTTATGCTACATCAGCAGGAATTGCTACTTATGCAACCTCTAGTGGTATTGCAACTTATGCTACATCAGCAGGAATTGCTACTTATGCAAATACTGCAGGAATTGCAACTTATGCTACATCAGCAGGAATTGCTACTTATGCAACTAATGCAGGAATAGCAACTTATGCAACTAATGCAGGGATTGCAACTTATGCAACCTCTAGTGGTATTGCAACTTATGCTACATCAGCAGGAATTGCTACTTATGCAACTAATGCAGGAATAGCAACTTATGCAACTAATGCAGGGATTGCAACTTATGCTCCTAACGCTGGTATTGCAACAGAGGCAACCAGACTTCAGAATGTAAGAACTTTTGAGATTACTGGTGATGTTGTTGCTTCTGCTATTAGTTTTGATGGAACTGGAAATGTATCACTTGCCGCAACCATTCAACCAAATTCTGTTGGACTTGGAACTGATACAACTGGTGATTATGTAACTAATATTACCGGAACATCCAATCAAATCACAGTTACCTCTGGAACTGGTGAAGGTTCAACACCAACATTAAGTATCCCAAGTCAATTTACTGCTCCGCAAGATGTAACTGTTACAAGAGATCTCCAAGTCAATCGCAATTTAAATGTTACTGGTAACATTACGATTGGTGGAACATCAGCAACTCTCTTTACTACTGAATTTAAAGTTTATGACCCTGATATTGTTCTGGGTTTTAGAACTGATGGAAGCGGTAATGATGTTTCAAATGATAACACTGCAAATCACGGTGGTATTGCAATTGCATCAACAGAAGGTAATCCATTAGTTAATCTCTTTATTGCTGGTATTGAGACTGCACCATCCACATATAAGAAAATTATGTGGTTTAAGGAAGGTACTTTTGCAGGTCTTAATACTGATGCTTGGTTATTTAATTATGCTGTTGGTATTGGGAGCACTCAATTTCCATCAGGAACAAGACTTGCTGCTGGAGCAGTTCAATTTACTGAAAATGATTTAGCAGTTGTAAGAAACATTAATGCTTCTGGTGTTGTAACCGCAACAACATTCGTAGGTTCTCTTACGGGAACTGCTACCACAACAACTAATATTCCAAACCTTACTGGTGATATAACATCTAGTAATACTGCAACAACATTAGCAACTGTTAATAGTAATGTTGGAACTTATGGTGATG